TATCACATGATTTAGGCGGTTCAATCGAAACTCCATCACAACCACCAGTTTCTAAAAAGACTGATGATGTAGCTGCAGCATTCGATGATTTATTTAACAATTAATAACCAAATTTTATGGCAAAACAGGAATTGGATTTAGCCGATATTCTAGCGAGTGAGCTAAATAAACAATCTAAAGACCAAAAAGTAGCATTCTTCTTAGATGATGATGCGACTCCTACAAACGTAGAGGGTTGGGTATCAACCGGATGTGCTACATTAGATGTTGCGATTTCAAATCGTCCTTATGGTGGATTGCCTGTTGGTAGAATTGTTGAGATAACAGGATTAGAACAAAGTGGAAAATCATTAGTATCTGCACACATCCTTGCTGAAACACAAAAGCAAGGTGGTGTTGCAGTGTTAATAGATACTGAAACTGCAGTGAGTAGAGAATTTCTTGAAGCAATCGGTGTGGATGTAAAGAAATTACTTTATGTATCAGCAGACTCAGTTGAACAAATTTTTGATTTTACTGAAACTATTATTGAGAAAGTTAGACAGACAGACAAAGACAGGTTAGTAGTAATTGTAACCGATTCAGTAGCAGCAGCATCCACTAAAACGGAGTTGGCTTCTGATTATGGTAAAGATGGCTATGCAACTGACAAAGCAATCATCATCTCAAAGGCGATGAGAAAGATTACCAATATGATTGGTAGACAAAAAATCTTATTAGTATATACAAACCAACTTCGTCAGAAAATGAACGCAATGCCGTTCGGTGACCCGTGGACTACATCCGGTGGTAAAGCCTTAGCATTCCATGCTTCGGTTAGATTACGTTTGAAAGGAATGGGACAGATTAAGATGAAGGTAAATGGTAACGATAAAATCGTTGGTATGAAAGTAAGAGCTCAAGTCGTTAAGAATAGAATGGGCCCACCATTAAGATGTGCCGATTTTGATATCTTCTTTGATAGAGGAATCGATAACTATGGTTCGTGGTTAGTTGTAATGAAAGATAATAAAATCGTTAAACAAGCAGGTGCTTGGTATGAATATACTGATACTGAAAGTGGCGAAGTTATTAAATTCCAATCTAAAGATTTCATTACTTTGATGGAAAGTAGGGTTGACGTTAGAGAACAAATATATAAAAAGATTTGTGAATCTACGATATTACAATACAAATCAGATACATTAGATATCGAAAATATGGAAATCGATGAATCAGGTGCAGGAATGGATGATTAATTTAAAAACAACACATTGAAAGCAATATACAAAAACATTTTAGAATCGGTAGAAAAAGAACACACTAGCAATTCTATTAAAACTAGAAATTCTAGAGTTCTGATAATTGATGGATTAAATACATTCATCCGTTGCTGGTCATCCATTCCCACAATGAATGATGATGGCGACCATTTAGGTGGTGTAACGGGTGTCTTAAAATCAATAGGTTACGCAATCCGTCAGGTTCAACCGACTCGTGTTATTGTAGTTTTCGATGGTAAAGGTGGCTCCCAAAGTAGAAAAAAGAGATTTTCGGGTTATAAGGCAGATAGAGACCCAAACAAACTTAGAGTGAATCGTCAATATGCCGGTATGATGAATATCGAGGATGAACGCGAATCAATGAAAAGACAATTTGTTTGGTTGAACGAAATGCTAAATTATCTACCTGTAACCAACATGATATATGATGGTGTAGAGGCAGATGATGTTATGGCCTATATCACTACACAACTACTTAAAGAGGATGAACAAGCGGTGGTTATGTCAACTGATAAGGATTTCCTTCAATTGGTTAACGAAAAAACCATCGTTTGGTCACCCACCAAAAAGAAAATCTATAATAGGAACGTTGTTAAGGAAGAATTCGGTATCGAATCAAAGAATCTACTTTTATATAGGGTATTGGATGGTGATAAATCGGATAACATACCAGGAGTTAATGGATGTGGTGTAAAAACCCTCGTAAAGAGGTTTCCAGAACTGACTGAGGATGTTAAATTATCTGTTGATGACTTATTCCGCCTATGTGAAGAAAAGAGAGGTAAGATTAAGATATACGATGATATCCTTTCTGCAAGAGAGCAGATTCTTATGAATAGAGAATTGATGCAATTAGATGACCCCGATATATCAGGTATTATAAAAATGAATATATTGAGTAAATTTAACGAACCAAACGACCAATTAAATAAATTAGATTTTATGAAGGTATGTTTAAAGTATAAAGCGGTAAACAACTTTGGTGATATCAATGATTGGTTAAAAACAACATTTGGAAATATTATTACAAAATAACAATTAAACATGGAGGAAAACTATGAAGTGTATTAAAACAATTAAGGAAGGAAAATCCTATACGTTAGGAGAAATTAAAAGAGTGACTGATATCGAGGCAGATGAGAGAGTAAAAGGTGGGCATTGGAAATTTGTTCCAAAGAGCGAATGGAAATCATCCAAAGGAAAGAGTAAGACCGAAGTGATTACCGAAGAAGTCGAAACTCAAGTTGAAGAAATTAAAACAAAAACAAAGAAGGAAAAAAATAAATAATGCAAGATATAGACAACTTATCGAAATACGGACAGTCTTTCCAATCTAAAGTTGTATCTGCATTATTAACCGATAATAAATTCTTAGACCAAATATCAGAAATTGTTACACCCAAATTTTTTGAATCGGATGCGAACAAATGGATAGTTAGTGAAATTGTTAACTATCATACTGAATATAGACAAGCACCCACAATGGATGCTTTCAAAGTAAGTTTATCGAAATTAGATAACAAAGGATTACAAACAACGATTGTAGAACAATTACGCCATATCTACACACAAGTAGGTAACGTAACTGATTTAGCCTACATTAAAACGGAATTTACATCCTTTTGTAAAAATCAAAACTTAAAACAAGTAATTCTACAATCAGTAGATTTATTAAAGGCAGGAAGTTACGATAAAATCAAAGACCTCGTAGATAGGGCAATGAAGGTTGGAGTTGAAAACGATTTAGGACATGATTATGTTTTAGATTTTGATGCACGTTCAACTGATGAAAAGAGAGATACCGTCCCAACTGATTGGAAACCCATTACTGATTTAATGGATGGAGGATTAGGACCAGGAGAATTAGGAGTAGTAGTTGCACCATCTGGTGTTGGTAAGACATGGATTTTAACCGCATTAGGTGCATCGGCAGTTAAAGCAGGATTAAGTGTAGTTCATTATACAATGGAGTTATCAGAACACTATGTAGGTGCAAGATACGATACAGTCTTTACTCATATCCCATCTGCAGATTTGAGAGATAGAAAAGAGGATGTTAAAGCAAAAATCAAAGGATTAAAAGGAAAATTACTTATTAAATATTATCCACCGAAGGGGGTAAGTGTTAAGAAGTTGCAAATGCATATTGAAAAAATGATTGCAGCCGGAAACCGACCTGACCTGATTATTGTGGATTACGCAGATTTACTTCTTTCCCATTCAAATAAAACGGATTCAACTTATGCCGAACAAGGTGGTGTTTACATTGACCTTAGAGGTATGGGTGGTGAATTGAGAATTCCAATATGGACTGCTTCTCAAACAAATCGTTCTGCGATAGATTCAGATGTAATTGAAGCAGATAAGATTGCAGATTCATATGCAAAGGTTATGAATGCGGATTTCATTATGAGTTGGAGTAGAAAATCAAAAGACAAATTGAATAACACTGCAAGGGCTCACATTATGAAAAACCGATTCGGACCAGATGGAATTACATTTCCTTGTAAGATGGATACAAACACAGGATTTATTGAAGTATATGATGCAGCTTCCGCTGATGGAATCATTGCTTCAAAGGAATCTAACAATGGACAAATGGTTCAAAAACAACTTCTGCATAAAAAGTATGTAGAAAATATGGGATAAGTTATGAAATTATTACTAGGAGATTGTTTAGATAAACTTAAAGAATTAGATGATAATTCGGTGGATAGTATTGTTACTGACCCGCCATATGGACTTGCATTTATGGGCAAACACTGGGATTATGATGTTCCATCACAGCAGATATGGGAAGAATGCCTTCGTGTTCTAAAACCAGGAGGTCATATCCTTTCATTCGCGGGTAGTAGAACTTATCACAGAATGGCTGTAAGAATTGAAGATGCAGGGTTTGAGATTAGAGACCAGATTATGTGGATATATGGTTCAGGGTTTCCTAAATCACATAACATAGGACATAAGTTAGAAGAATGGCAAGGTTGGGGAACTGCTCTTAAACCGGCACATGAACCTATTGTAATGGCAAGAAAACCTTTGAGTGAAAGCACAGTAGCAGAGAATGTTTTAGAATGGGGAACTGGTGGGATAAACATAGATGGTTGCAGGATTGAACTTAATGGTGATTATAAATCAAAAGCAAATGGTAGACCCTCATTGACAGGATTAGATGATGGTTATGATAGTAGTAACGCTAACATAGCAGATACAATAGGCAGATTTCCAGCAAATGTAATCTTTGATGAAGAAGCAGGTAGGTTATTGGATGAACAAAGTGGAGTATCAAAATCACCAGGAGGTAGTGGGGATAAATCAATGGGAGAATTGGGCAAAAACGGTAAATATGGAAACTATGCATTAGATGTTAAAGCTGCAAATTTAGGTGGATTGGGAGATGTTGGTGGTGCTAGTAGATTTTTCTACTGTCCTAAAACATCAAAGAGTGATAGAAACGAAGGAAGTAATAACACACACCCGACTGTCAAACCAACGGATTTGATGCTATACCTTATTCGTTTGGTTACTAAAAACGATGGAACGATATTAGACCCGTTTATGGGAAGTGGAAGTACTGGTAAAGCAGCAATTAGAGGTGGTTTTGATTTTATTGGTATTGAAAGAGAAAAAGAATACTTTGAAATTTCGAAAACAAGAATTGAATATGAAAAAAACAGACCGGTTAGCAAACCAATAAAAGGAAACCGTGTAGAAGTGAAACCGGAAGTGAAAGAAAAAATAAATCAATTTTTTGAGTAAAAAACAACTTCTGCATAAAAAGTATGTAGAAAATATGGGGTAACCCTATTATAATAAAGGGGTTAGCTTTTTGTTAGTATGGGATAATAAAAAAGAAAAAAAATATTAAAAAAAATCATTTCTTTTTTTCATATATACAATAGTTATACTCACCAACAAGATATTTTGTTGGAGTAATTTTTAACAATTTAACAAACAAACAATTTATGGCAACATCAACTGAATTATTCGAACAAATGAAGGATTTATTTACTCAATTCGAAGCAGAACACAACGGAGCAACTAAAGCATCCAAATCAAGAGCAAGAAAAGCGATTGGAGAATTAAAAAAACTTATTACAGATTATAGAAAATTATCAGTAGAAGAGAACAAATAAAAAAAGTTACAAAATGAGCAAACTATTTACTGAAAGAATTCCATTCAAACCTTTTGAATTTCCGATATATTATACTGAGGGATGGTTAAAACAAGCACAGGCATTTTGGTTACATACCGAAATCCCAATGCAAGGTGATATTAAGGATTGGAATGAAACTCTAACTGATTCTGAAAAGAATTTAGTAGGTAACATCCTTTTAGGATTTGCTCAGACTGAGTGTGCCGTATCTGATTATTGGACTAATATGGTTACCCAATGGTTTCCAAAACATGAAATCCGTCAGATGGCAATGATGTTTGGTTCTCAAGAAACAATTCACGCAATTGCATATTCGTATCTAAATGAAACTTTAGGATTAGATGATTTTGAAGCATTTTTACACGAACCTGCAATTGCAGAAAAGTTTGAATTATTAACAAAAACTACTTCGGATTGGACACATGAGGATTTGGCAACAAACCCAATTGCAAGAAAAGAAGTTGGTAGAAGTTTAGCAATATTCTCAGCATTTTCAGAGGGTGTATCCCTTTATTCATCATTTGCAGTTCTTTACTCATTCCAAATGAGAAATAAATTAAAAGGAATTGGACAACAAATGAAGTGGAGTGTAAGAGATGAATCCCTACATAGTAGAATGGGATGTCAATTATTCAGACATATGTGTGATGAATTTCCAGAATTATTAGAAGATGCTAAAGTATCAATTTATGAAGCAGCAAAACTAATAATGGAATTAGAACATAGATTTATTGATAAGATGTTTGAACAGGGTGATTTAGAGAATATGAAAAAAGATGACCTAAAACACTTTATTATTAAACGAATTAATGAGAAACTTGCAGAGTTAGGATACAATCCAATGCCTGGCGGTGATGATTATTTTGAATTCAATAAAAAGAAAGCAGCTGAATTGGATTGGTTCTATCACCTAACTGGAGGTTTAACTCATACGGATTTCTTCGCAATGAGACCTACTGATTATTCAAAAGCAGGTGAGGGTGAGAATTGGGATGACTTATTTTAAATAAAACAATATTATGGCAAAAAATCAAGGTGAAGAATTTGGATGGGAACTTGGTGTCGATTTTCCGGAGTGGGGTAATACCGAAGTATATGTTAAAACCATATCAAAGGGTTACTTGATTGAGGGAGAAACACCGAAAGATGCGTATTGGAGAGTGTCTACAAAAGTAGCACAGAGATTAGGCCAACCGCAACTAGCATCTAAATTTTTCGATTATATATGGAGAGGATGGTTATGTTTAGCTACACCGGTATTATCAAACACAGGTACTGATAGGGGATTACCTATTAGTTGTTTTGGTATAGATGTAGCAGATTCCATTTTTGATATAGGTTCAAAGAATTTAGAATTAATGCTATTAGCAAAGCATGGTGGTGGAGTTGGTATTGGTATAAACCAAATCAGACCAGCAGGTGCAAAGATTACCGGTAATGGTACATCTGATGGAGTAGTTCCATTTGCTAAAATATATGACTCAACTATTCTTGCAACGAATCAAGGTTCGGTAAGAAGAGGTGCAGCATCAGTAAACTTAAACATCGAACATAAAGATTTTGAAGATTGGTTGGAGATTAGAGAACCGAAGGGTGATGTTAATCGTCAATGTTTAAATCTTCATCAATGTGCAGTTGTGGGTGATAAGTTTATGAGAAAACTACAAGA